CTGTCCTCATCGAACCAGCAACGAGCGAATAAACGCCTTGTAGCCTCTATGGAGTCATTCAGGTCCGTGGTCCTCGGGACCAGCCTGAACTTAATACCCATCTCCCTGGCTGTGTCAATCCTCTTCTTGCCTGTCATCAAGTCACGTACGTTCAAATCATGGGGTGCATGGTGTTCACCATAGTTTATCCCGTGATCCCTCTTGAAGTCGTTCACAATCCCAATAAAGTGACTCATGGCCTTGTTTTCTGCTGAGTAATGATTGATTACTCTGATCTCTTTCCCTACTGCCTGGACAAACCATATCACCATGGCATTGCCCTTGCTTATCCCCAGATCCCAAAAAGTGTGAACATCTATGTGAGGTTCAATAGGTATAAAGCCTATCCTCTTATCCGCTCTGGCTGCTGCTATCTCCTTAGCAAAGTATGCCCCTGGTATGGCTACATCAAAAGAGCAATAATACTCCTGCTGTATCATATCCTCTGACATCCCTGCGTCTCGGTCTTCCTGTATGGCCTCCTGTGTTATTATTGGTGATCCATCGGGTCTGTGTGTGTCATCTACTGTGAGGTGAGAATAAAACCAAGATGGATTCTTTCTTGCCATCTCTGACATCTTGTATCCGTGATTCTTCCCCCTGGCAGTATATATAAAAATAGCCCACCCCCCATTCTCGGCAAGGATCGGCCTTATATAATCCCATGCTGCAGGATCACACAATGACCATTCTGAGAAAACCACCCCGACAGGATTAGAACCAACCAAAGCGTTGTAGTTATCAGAACCGCACAACTGCCAAATAGAGCCATTAATAAGCTCCAGTTGCATTTCTTGGGATCTCTTACCTTTAACAATCTCATCAGGAAAAGCCTGTGCAAGCATCCTCCTTCCGTTTCTATCAATGCCGTCCCAGATAACCTTTCTTGCCTGTTTCTGGGTCGGGAGCATATGATAATAAACGCCTACTTTTTCTATTGCTCTTGATGCCGTATAATTTAATGACGTGCTGTCCTTCCCGCCTCGCCTATGCCAGACAGCAACGGCTCGTTTGCCACCATTGTCCAGGTAGTTCCATATAGGGATCTGATGTGCAAAAGGGTCCCAGTTATGTGGCATTTCTATATCTATGACTTATACTCCTTGCGTATGACATTGAGGTTCATGTCGCCCTCAATCTTCTCTGTGAAGTCAGCTTCAGACCTACCCAATAGCTCAGACGCTTTCAGCCTATTAGCCATGGTTGGTGGTTCACCTGCCTCTAGCTCTGTACCAAGTAGTACCCTGGTCCAAAATGCTTGGCGTTCTTCCCTTGTTGCAATGGTTTGTGTGCGTGGTTTCTCTTGTCGGGCTTGGATTGCAGCCACAACGTGTGCATTTGTAAGCATCCGGCACCCAGTATTGCGTGCATTGGTCTTGCTGTACCCTGCTTTTGTTGCAGCCTCAGTGGCATTACCCTCGTAAGCGTCTACAAAGGCTTGTTGTTTTGCGGTAAGTTTGGTTGGTCTCCCTCCAGCCATAATATCACCCCTTTTACCTTTCGGACCTCTTGCCCTGGATTGTACCTGCTACTGTTCCTGATGTGTAATTGCCTGTTTTTACTCCGAATCTCCACCAGTCTCCACCACCTGGGAAATCCCACCTGCCATTTTCGGTCTTGGTCTCCAGATCAATAGCTGTTGGGCTTCCGGCATTGGCTTCGTAATCCTGGTTAAGCGCATACTGTACCGTTACTGTGCCTACCCATGTGCCTTGCAGTGTGATGGTAACTAACTCATCAGAATCAACATAGATCCAATCTGAGAAGTTATTTTCTGCTGATAGGCTTTTGTTTGCCCTGTTAAGGTCTGTCATGATGTCTCCTAGATTACGGGATAAAGGTTGAAATATGATGGGGTTACATCACAGGCGCCATTTGCCTCTAGCTGAATATTCGGATCAGTAAGGCTTATTACTCCTGTATGTGGGCCTGTGTTGTCTATTACTGCTAAGTCTCCATCTGTTGGAGTTGAAAGTTTTAAGGATCCTGCGTTATCATTTTCTATTCCTATTGAGTAGTAATATCCTCCAGGTTCAAAGACTGGATTGACTGTTGTAACCTCTTTTATGCTCATCTCTGAGATAGTGCAAGATTCTCCAGCGTCTAAAAGCAGTAAATACACACTAGCACTAAAAGAGGCATCTGCAATAAAATACAGGGTATATGTCCCGGCTGATGTGATTGTGTTCTGGAATTGCACGTTTACACCAAACGACGCCCTGACTAACCAATCTACCGATCCAGTCAAATCAGATAGAGTTATGGAAGCCTTGTACAATGTGCCACTTGATAATGTTGGCCTATTTGCTGTGGCTCTAATTAACACATTGTCGCCGCTTGTTGCAGTTATAACCTGATGGTCATTACCGTCCTTTGATGATGTATAAACATCTCCGACATTGGAGTAAATTGTATAATCGTCAGCTACAGCACCAGACCCTGAACCTGTCCCATCATGTCCGCCCGCTGTACCGCTCAAATCGCTGTTAGGCTGTAACTCAGAGCCATAAGTATCACCATCTGATAGGTCCTGAGTTATCCCAATCTGTGCCCCACCTGAAAAGATATTGACCAAGGCTTGATCTCCATCATAGCACAGATGTTCCGTTGCTGTCCTCGTGCCTATTTCCGACCAGCTGTCCAGGGTGACAGGCTTAATTGAAATGCTGCTAAAAACCCTAGATGTGGTGTTCTCTTCTGTGTCCCTGATGGAAAAAATAGTTGGTTCTGTACCTGCGTTACATTCCCAATTTACATCTATTGCAGAGGCATTATTGCTTAGAGTCCATTTATTCTGTAAAAATGTTTCCCTGACTAATGCCTTGTTGCTGGTCTGGTCGTTGCTGTCCGTTATTATTTCCGTCTTAATCGCTTGATATGCTGTGAAACCTGTCTGGGTTGTATTACTCTTTGCGGTTCCATCGTGGGTCATGGTTCCTAGCACGGTATCTATTGACCACCCTGACCCAAGATTCCACCCAGTCGCAGAGGAAAAGTCACCATTTGTGACAAGTTCACTGCCTATGGTCATGGATGCGAATCTGTTATTCACTAAGACCTGCTCACCCAAATTAAGATTCACAGGATCAAGAAAGATCCTGTGCATCTCAACGTCATTTAATGTGACTCTCCTAAGCCCTACCTGTCGCATATATTATCCTTTTAGCTACTAAACCTGTGCATGTCCTTTTGTCCTGGCTTCCAGGGCTCTATCCCAAATTCTGAAATAATCCTCTGATTCCCGCTAAAGTGGGCCATTTTTGCAAGGCAGGCCTTGAGGGTGTCGATCTCTTTTTCAAGGTCCCTGGCTTTCTTGGCCTTGGGTCCTCTCTTCTTCGGCTTACTCTCTCCCGCATCGCTGCTTTCATAAGTTTCTGCCTGTTCTGTCATGTATTTATTCTCCCGTTTTTAATTAAATTAGGCTATTTTATATCAGTCTTGCCTATGTTGTCAAGCTCATCTTCCCACCACGCCTCTCATTCAAAAATTCAGTCAATAATTTGATTATCTCCATCTTTGGGTCAATATTATTATCTTCGTACCAGCTAAACCCCTGTCTATGTCTCCCCTCTATGTGGCATACTGGACATAAATTTAAACCCTGGGAGTCTGAGCACTTAGTACCCATCCCACCATTTTTAAAAGGCTCATGGTGAAATTGTGAAGGGTTGCCACAGTTAAGGCATGGTTTTGATCTGACAAAGGCTTTATACTCTTCACTTTCCCATTTTATAGCTTTAGGGAACATCATTTGAAATCCTCCACCCATAGACAAAGCCTAGGGTTTTTGAGGTCATGTATAAGCCTGGACCCATCCCATGATTCAATCTGTGTATCATCTTCCCACACTATACCCTCAAATGCATCTCCTACACTCTCCAGCACCCCTGATAAATCAGGCTTACGGCCTTTATAATACGCCACAACCCGCACATGGATAGGATTAGATAGTGGAGTATACCCCAATAAATGGTTCGGTAGCTGCGTTGATATTTGATCCCTAGCCATCTTTTCCCACTCAACATAAGCCGTACTTGGAAGATTTATAACGCCCTTGCCACCCTTCTTGGCAAATATGCGCCTGCTGTTTTTCTTGATTCTTACCGTACCTGGGATTTCAAAATACATATTATCCCTCCTCTGGTGTCTTATGCTCAGGATTAAGCAAGACCTTACCGCAATCGCTGCACTTGCATGATCTGGAGTTGTGGTGCTCCTTGAAATATTCTCTGATCTCCTTGCACCCATTGCAGAACTTCTCTGACTTTTCCTTGCAGAAAGTCCTTTCAAAGCCAGACCTGTATTTCTGATTCACTACACATAAGCTCTTGCCTTTCATTTGTTATCCTCCCTTTCCTGTGCTGCTTTGAGGTCTTTAAAATAAGATTTCATAGCTTTATAATATCTTATTAAATTGATAACACCGGATATTGGGTCCTGATAATTTTTAGGATTTGGCATCCTCCTAAGCACATCATCAACAGCCTCCTGTGGCTCGGGGGTGGGTGGGTCTATGGCAATATGGCGTGTTCTGTCTCCACCAATTGGACCTGACCACCAATCCCGAACCCTATCACCATCAATAAGCTCAACCTGGTCATATAAATACCCTGTCATTTC